TCTTGTCTGATGAGCATCAAGTCTGGCATTTAAATCTTTATTGACTCTATTATATCTGTTGTACATATTTATACCAACACCAACAGCAACTGCTCCTCCTACGAGTGCTGGTAGGAGAGCTATCTCATTTATTTTTTTTTTACCTTTAGATTTTCGCTTCATTGCTCTATAGTAAATTGATTTTCCGTCTTCTTCTCCATATTGGTCAACGAAGTCATCAATATCTACTTTGTTTTTCTTAGTTTCTTTTTTCTTCTCTACTAACCACTGTTCGAAATTTTTCTTCTCTAAAAATTCTTCAAAGATATTATTCATTATATTCTCCTAAAGAAATCTTCAAACAAAGAAATTGCTTTCTTTTCTAGATTTTTCTTTGGTGTTTTATTTAATTGTTTTTTATATCCGTCAATTACTTTCTCTTTGAGAAGTCCATTATCCCAGATCCATTCTTTACCTTCCATAATGCCATTTACAAATGCATTTGGTGCAGAAGGATCTGCAACTATATCAATAGCAGATAAACAAAAATCGGATTTTACATAATTAACACCATTGATATTTTCTAGACTGCCCATACCTCTAGATGATACACCTAATAAGGCGCCTTCATCAATTAGATTTTGAACAATTTTGCCCATTGGTGTTTCTAAAATTTTTGCTTTACCAAAGAAATCATTTCCATTTCTTTTAATTTCACATATTAGATGTGAAACTTTATCAAGATTTAAGGATGGCCCTTGAGGATGATTTAGTTCACCGAGAGCTCGTTTCTTCATAACATAATTTTCACAGTAACGATTGATTTCTTTTTCGAGAATAGTAATAGGATAACATCTACCATTGCGATTAACGGTTTCTGCTTGAAGCATTATTCCTTCTATGAAATAATTTTTCTTTTTTGATTCCGTAGCTTCTTCAACAACTGTTTTTACATTTTCAATTGTTTCTGTGATTAAATACATGAAATCTCCCTATTATTTTTTAGTTTTCTTCATCAAAATCATCAGTCATGACCATATCCGCAAGTTTGATAATTTCTTCTTCGGTGAGTTCTTCACCAGTTTCTTGTTCAATTTCTTCGATAAGATCGGAGAGATATGATGTGAATGTTTCAAATGCTTCATTCATTTCTTTTTCATCTTCGTCGTCTTCATCTTCTTCGTCGTCTTTTTTCTTATCATCTTCTTCGTCGTCTTTTTTCTTCTTATCATCTTTTTTATCGGATTTCATCTTTTTCTTGGAATAACCTGTGTCTTCATCACCACAGTCTCCATCTTCACAATTTTTTTCTTCATGAACATCGCCGAGATCTTCTTCGTCTGAATATTCCATGTTGTTATCTCCTAATACGGTTGGTGCGTATTCTAAAAGACTTTGCTCTAAAAGAGCTCCCATTTTTGCATACAGATTCGCATGAATTATTTCTTTAGCTTTCACTAGTTCTTCATCTAATATATTATTAATTGCTTCTTTTAACTTTTGCATATAGTTCTCCTATAAATCTATTTATAATCCTAAATTATTAGTATTTTGTGGTTGCTGTGGTTGTTGTGGGTTCAAAGGTTCCCCGTCTGGCCCTATTCCAGCCATCATTTGTTGCTGTTGTTGTTGCATCAATGCGGCCTTTTCTTCTTCCATTTCGCTATCAATTTGAGCCATTTCTTCATCAGTCTGCTTGAGAATATTCTTTCGTACCCATTTCGTAGAATAGAATTGCCCAGTAAAATTAGCAATAATATTCAACATGTCAACTTTTTCTCTAAGAATTTCATTTTCTTTGAGTTCAGTATAATATGAATCCTTATTCCATACGAATCGTAAATCTTGATATATTCGATTCCAATCATCCGCAGTCATAATGCCCTTCAATAGACATTGTTTCTTCAATAGATCTAAGAAAAGATATGCAAATCGTTTTCTTAATTTTTCAATAAATTTAAAAAATTGTACTTCATCTCTGCTTATTTCATTCGAACGACCGAGATTAAACCCAGTGCTAGATTCTAAACGACTAATGGGTACATTTAATGCTCTATATACCTTTTTGAGCAGATAATCAACATCTTCCATTTGTCCTAGATTTTGACCACCATCTAGTGTGGTAATTTCGGTTCCTTTGCCACCTTCGCGACGAGGAATCCAGAAATCTTCCAACATAGACATATGATTTCTTTCGTCTTTAATTTCACCCGATTTGCTATCATAGGTGATTTTATTACGATATTTATTCATTAAACTATTGACATATTGTTCTGCCTTTTGTTTGGGCAAATTTCCTACATCAATATAGAATATTCTTCTCTCAGGAGCGCGAGACATTCGATAGATAACAACTGCATCTTCAATTTGACGCAACATATTTAATGGTCGAATTGCCTTTTGTAGATATCCAACGACTCTTTTTGTCGAGCTATCTACTATTCCGCTATGAACATATGTAATCGAATCTAGTGCAATTTTAATACCATTTGTCGATGTTGGTAAAATTGCAGATTCTTCTATATCCATGTAGACAAAATATTCTTCTATCTTTTTAACAACGGGAGTATTGACCCCATTGACATTTTTTATTTCTTTTTCTACTTTTCTGACTTTTTTAATTTTTGCTGGATCTATTGATCTTAATTCTAAAATACCTTTTTCTGGTCTATTCATGTCTATTATGATATGATAAAACAATTTAGAATCTATATACCAGCGTCTAAAAATATCATCTCCTCGATTACCAAAATCTAATAGTTTTTTGATATTCTTGAATTCTGTTGATATTTTTGCTTTGATATTATCTGAAATATCAGTTACATCATCTAGATTCAATTCACATGTTTGATTTTTATCATCAAAAACTATACTTTCGTTTATTACATCTTGAATTGCTTTATCTACTTCTGGATATAATGCCATAGAGCGATATTGTGAAACAAGACTATTTTCTTCAACTAAAGTTCCGCCAAAATCAAAATAACTACTTAGCAATCCACCCGATTCCATGACGAATGTACCATCATAGCTGTCAGGGGAAACAAAGGAGGGTTGAGCTTTATTCTCGAACCCTCCCGTGTCGCCTCGTGTGTCTGATTGTTTCCCGAAAGAAAATCCAAATACTTCAAATGCCATAATAAAACCTATTCAATTGATTTTTTTACTTCACGCACCAGAAACATTAGTCCAGAAATCATAAGCCATTGTTACTGTAAATTCTGAGAAGGTATCAACAGCGTCATAACTTAAATCTACTGGAGAAATATCTACTGGAAAACAATTATTAAGAAGAATGGTTCTATTTCCAGTTGGATTTCCTTCTCCAGATTCAGTTCCATTCATATCCATGTATGTTATACTCCATTGTTCAGTCAAACTGTAATTGATCTTATGAGTATTACGACCATCCATGAGCTCCATCCAGTCTTCAAAACCAGCTCTAAGATCATTTGAAGCAATCGAAGAATCATAAATTTGAAGAGTCCAGTCGGCGTAACTTCTTTCGCCCGAGAACTTAACTACACGACCCATCCATGGTACAGGAATGACTCCTATAGATGAACCTGGAAGTTGTGTAGCCTTGCAATAAATAGAAAGATCAGGTGCTGAAAGACCAGTTTCGCCTGGAAAATTACCGCTAATTGTGAATCTATTTGGTCTGACTCCAGAAAATTTTGATCTGAAGTTGGTTATATTGTCTGCCATATTTTTTCTCTCCTTATATTAGTATTTATGTCTTAAATTATACTGCTCTTTGACCTGGATACAAGGTATCGGTTAGATTCTTGTTTGTGAATGTAAGTCTTACGAAGTTGATAGAAGTTGTTGGTTTGACGAGAATGTCAGCAACGAAAACTTTTGCTTGAATAATTTCTGGTGGATTATTGCTAGAATCGCAAATAATCTTATAATCCAGAATACCTCTACCACCAAGAACCGCTCTCAAAAGTCCATCAGTTGCAAGACGGAAACGAGCACGAGAAGCTTGATCATTTTGCTCGAATAGAATTGTACGAGCAATTGGTGCAATTTGCTTACGAAGATACATGAATAGGCGAGAAACATTTACACCTGAAAGTGTAGATGTGACTGATTCACCTGTCTTGTCTCCGAAGAGAACCGTACCTTCGCCTGGAAAGGAAACGACTGGATTGATTCCAGCATCATAGAGTGAATCTTGTTGCGCTGGTGTTGGATTTAGTTCCATACGAACAAGATTTAGAATACGACCTCTGGTTGTTCCCGCTGGAGAGAACCATGGTTTGAAATCTCGGTCAGTACGAACAATACATCCAGCAACATCTGGAGTGATATTTGTAGTAACAAAAGTATCATTTTGACCGAGAGCATTGATATGTACCTTATTACCAATACACTCATGTAGAATTGATTTTCGGTTCCAGTATATTTTGTAGCAGACAACGGCGCAGAAGCAGATACACCACAAACACCAATGACAGCAGTATCGGTGAGTGATTTGGCATTGACTACTGTCTGTATATTGGTAAAGTCGGCTGCGAGGGTATCACCCATGAACATAACATCGAATGGAAAGAATGTATTCTGAAGTGATTCTGATACTGTTAAATAACTTGAAGCAGTAAATCCTACCAGGCAGCCACCACCGTATTGAAGGAAGTTGTGGACGGACCACCATTCCTTGTGCCAGTCTTTTCGTTGTCCACCAGAAGTTGGTGAAACATATGCAGCAGCAGATACACCAATTTCTGCTTGAAGAGTGCCGCCCGTGAAAGAGGCAGAGGCAGCAATCAATGAAATCTCTGCATAGCTTCTTAATCTACCGTACCAGTCATTCAATGACTCTACGAACATAAGACCTGCGGCAGTTTCCCCAGGATTGACTGCTAGTGCCTGTAGGCCTTGACGAGAAACCATAGCACCATTCGTTGGTGATAAAGTCTCGGAAGTTGGAACCACTATGGATTCATCTACTATTCTAATTGTAACATTTGGTCTTGA